CACCATGTTATACGGAAGCAATACAGTAGCCATAGTAAGTCTCCTTATATATCGACACGAGGTTCATCAATAAAGTTAAAACGGTTCCATTTGACACGTTCTACAAAGAGCGCACAACGAAATGCATTGTGCAGTACAGAGCGAGACAAGTTCGGGTAGTTGTAGATAAAGTGTCCAACAGGAAACAGTTCCCGTGTAAAGGCACGTTCATCATTCAACACCGCTTCAATCAATTTGTTGGGATGGCCAATCTCTTGAGCCATATTCCTCAGCGACACCAAGGTAGACAACCACGGAGTGAGTACGTTCATATCCATGGTACCTCGCATAGTACGGAACTCCAAGCTTCCATACTTCGGGGTGGCTACAGTGTTGACAGCACAATAACGGACTTCGTCATCAATGCGATGGAATTGTCCAGTTTCGGTGAACTCCTCCAACGTAAACAACAAACCCTCAGCATCTCGTGAAGAGAGACAGAACAGGTTGCCTTTGCGTTCTTCGCCACAGAAGTCAATCAATGCTTCCTCGTACAACACCCACAAGAACAGGAAGGTAAACCATTCCTCTACAGTGAGGTCACTCACATTGACGTGAACATGTACCGATGTGCGGTTGCTGAATTGCACTATACTACGTGGATCGGGACGATACAGCATATTACGCAGAGTCTTCAGCATTATAATGGCATTGTCTAATGGGGCAGGAGCACGAAAGACATACTCCTTTCCTGGCTCATCGTTGACACACCGGAGACTGCCTTCCTTCACCACGTTGAATCCGGGACAGTTGGTCGGGAGGCGGTAGCCCTCCACTTCAACTTCAACACCAAGCAATGCACCATTGTATTGGTTACGCCCGATTAAATCTCCAATTGTCATCGAACACCTCCTCGAAATTGAAGTAGTTGAAAGATGGACTCGTAATAGTGACGATGTGTTTGCCCTTCTGGTGGACAATATCGCCAATCTCATGGGCCATGAAGAACAGTTTCTTGTATCCGGCAGCTACGTGTCGGTTCAAAGAGACAATCTGAGCCTTACGAGTTGCCACCACAAGCAGATACTGTTCGTATCCCATAACCTCGCCCATGATGCACCGACCGATGTGGTCAATACTCAGATTGTTTCTCGCTACCTGCCTCGTTCCATTCATGTAGAGCTGGATGCGATTGGGGACAATACCCTGCACCTGCTTACGAGCCGGCATTCGGACAGCATAGACACACGACATCCCGTATTGCGTAGGGTAGTCGATGTAACCGAGAGGAGCAGACGAGAAATCCAGGTTGGGATCATCCAACGACACATAGAGGCCGTCGTAGGGAGGAAGACACATGTCTGCCTTCAATGCAATGCCATCGCCCCTTATGTGGTATTCGCACCGTTGGACGTAGATGGGCTTCCCACAGTAGCGTATTATGCTCCCATTGAGGCGCATATCTGCATCATGAAGATTATCGTACACGAGGAACCTCCAGAGAGAAATGGTCGATGATAGCGAGAGCTCCCTCGATGTCGGACTGGTTGATGATGGACTGAATGTCCCCTTCCATTTCCGGCAGATAGCGATCGAGGAAGAACATATCAACCAGAGCACGGCGAGTGGCCCGGAATACCCAGCCTTGCAGTACAGGGCTCTTCAGCCAGAAGTTGGAGAGTACCCGATACTCCATACCATAGGGTTTATTTCGGAAGCTTCCGGCCTGCCCATACAACTCTCGACGGGTGGGATCAGGGTCGATGATGAGCGAAGGCAGGCCAAGGTAGAAGTCAAGCTGTTTGGCTACAGCAGCGGCTTCGACGAACGTATCGTCAGATTTGACATTCCGCATGTCATCCCATCCAACATGAACATGCCCGGCAGCAGTGCGGAATGGTCTGTCGCCATTCGGTTTGGGATTAGGCCGGAGAGTCCAGCCGTTATAGTCAGGATCACATCCCAGTTCCAGAGCCTCAGCCGGCTGTGCCTTCAGCATATCGTGTCCGAAGTGGGCCACCGGAGAGATGAAGAACTCATGAGGAATCATGGCCTTCATCTGCTGCATGACGTAGTTGATGTTATCAACGAACGCCTGTTCCGTATCAGCCGGGTCGATGTTGAATTCCAGGGCCATGCCGTCGACCTGCACAGCGCCCTTTTCCACCTTGTGCGGGTTCTTCTTGCTGCCCGGGATCATGTTATGGGCCGAAAGCAAGTTGCCAGATTTGTCCTTAACAAAGATTTCAGGATCAGCACCGATGAGGATGTTCATGTTCACTCCTTAATTCATTTTTGTTACGTTACGGTCAAACAGATATTTCACCACATGATCAAAGCAGTCCATGCAGTAGCACTCATCCTTGGTATTCACCATGTAGATAAGTTCACGAGAATGGTGCTCCACGCCACACCAGTGGCAGTAGTGCTCATTGCCGTGCTCCATAGTCCACGAGCCGCGACGGAGACCAGCAGAAGCTTTGCACATATTACATATGCGAGTGCTCTTTACATGGCATTTCGTACATCCCGTCGCGGCTGCATCAAAAGGGGGCCATTCATCCTCCATGGCTTCCAAGAAGGCCGCGACTTCTTCTTTCTTGGCCTTGTCTTCAAGCATTTTCTTGACAGCGGCTTCTGATTTCTTACGGGGCGCTCCAATACGAACATCCCATTCCGGGTTACCTTTGATCCAACAAGTTGTCAAACTCAGAATCATGGCTTCGTAAACACCACCAGAAGGAGCCAACTCATACACATTGTCTTTCAGCGACGAAGGCTGAACGTATGTGTATGTGACACGATCGTCATGAGGAGAGAACCCACCATATTCCCATTGACCAGATGTATTCAGGGCTTTCTGGTCAAACAGGACATCGACATCCTTGCCAACTACGAGCCATTCGGGTTTGTTGTACCTCTGGGCATAAGCACTCCGATAGTTTCCAGTACCATAGAACGAAGTGTAGACAGGAAACGTATAGGGCTCAAGTTTTTCGGTGTGCATTTCCAACTTGTGCCCGTGTTTGAATTTATGATTGAGTTGAAACGAATAGTGCATGTCCACTTCAGTAGCAACAGGGGCAGCAGCCAGCACGATTCCTTGCCGATAACATGCAGCCTGCAGCATATAGAACTCACTCGCCCACATGAGCAAGGTACGTTCTTTGTTCCAGGCCATGTACATGGGGCGTTCCTTATTGCGAAGGAAATTCAGCGTCATCTCCTTCGCATCCCACCAGACCAGAGAAGCTGCTCCGTTGAGTTTCTGCCATAAATCCTTCACCCCATGCTTGGCCATGTGGTAGTACAAGTTGTCACTGTCCACAGGAAAGCGAGCAGCTTCTTCTAACTGGTAGCGAGACAACAACGTACCATTGTGCACACCAGTGATGTGGTCGTGAGTGAAAGGATGAGCATTCTCGACAGTAATCGTGCCCTGTGTAGCAGCACGATTGTGCCCGATGAGCACATTGCACAGCCCTTTCATCATGAGTCCATATTCTTTGGACACAAGGAAATCAACAGGAGAACAGATGTCCTTCACCACTTCAGGAATACGATTATACCCTACCTTAGCCACACCGACCGAGTCGAATCCTCGGAGTTGATTCATGATGAGGAGATCAGCGAAGGCCTTCTCAGCCTTCACACTAATCTCCCCGGCAAACCCAACGATGCCACACATTATTCACCTGCCTTGATGAGATATTTGTTGATGAGGTAGAAGAACAGTTCCATAGTTTCGTCAGCCCCTGGGAACTCGGGATGGGGCTGGAAGCACAGAGCAGGGCAAGTAGGATGGTTGTAGAGCACCACCTCGATTCCTTGGATGTTACAGACAGTGCGGTGACCATCCTCCACCTTGTTGACGAAGTTCGCCTTCGCCAAAACTTCGCCATGTTCTGCAGGTCGCATCATCTGGTGATGTGTGGATGTGACATTCCAGTAGCGTTTGTCGTCGTCATCGACGAGAAACAGTTGGTGTGTTCCATATATTCCATGACCAGCGACGTGCTGCCACATACGTCCGCCATGCATCACATTGAGGAGCTGTCCGCCCCTGCAGATACCAACGCAAGGAATTCCCATATAAACAGCTTGTTTGAAGATTTCCTGCTCAAGATGGTCACGACGAGGATTACAATGGGTGGTGGGATGAGCCGGCTCACCATACAACTCGGGAGACACGTCCTCCCCTCCGGTGAAGCATAGAAGATCGGCCTTTCCAATGGACCGTTCAATGTGCCACCCAGCACGACGGAACATATCCTGCACCTCGAAATTGGGTCCGATAATAGCTACACTAGGCATCGAGCTCCTCCTTGATTTTCTTTATTAACAGATTGATGATGTCGTTGAACGCTTTCATGGGGTATTGGGGAGACATCCACCGGTGAGCAGGTTTGTCTGCTCCCCAACTCTCAGGTGTGCCAACGGCTTCAACTACCCAAGTATTGAATCGTTCGGGGTCGTCCTGTTCAGAACGGCCATAGAAATCCTCAATACCGGGATTGCGGCGGCCCATGGGTTTGAACTTTGAGATGCCATCGAACCATTCTGGAGGCGCCCCTACTGTCCACCATCTCAGCACCCATTCGAGCGTGATTTCATCTCCGAACGGCGAATGGCCATCACTATAGGATTTAATGGCGAAGCCTTCGTTTCCGTCAGGAGGAATATACGCCACGCAGGAGCCAAGAAAGAAAGCCTGTTCCCATGTCAACTTGAAGTTGTCTTTAAAGTAGAAGACATAAGGGCTTCGTTTGTTGTTGTGCCTGTCCCAACAGAAGCGAACGTATGTGGAGACAAGCAATGGAATGTTAGCTGGACAAGAGAGCGTTATAGGCACTCCCATTTCTAGACGTTCAGCCTTGGTGTGTTCGAGAATCCAGGGTTTGCACGTTGTCGAATGCACCACCCATCTCAGCCACCGCATGATATTTTCATCAGAGACAGTTAACTTTTCGCTACCAGTCTGGTAGTCGGTGGCTTTTGTGATGACATACTGGAAAAGGACAGCCCCTTCTTCCACCTGCTTCTGAGTCATGTTGATTCGCCACAGGCCGGCTAGACATACAGCCGTCATGTCTTTTCCAAGAATTTTGCCATCGGGCGCAATGACGGCCCACGGTTGCTGACCAATACGTCCCGATTTCTTGCTTTGAGCCCACAACTCAGCTGAGGCCTTTTTCTGGGCTTCGGTGAGTACTTGGTTATTCCATGGAGTCGCCATAATTACCCTCCTCAATAGCTTTTCGGACAGCTTCACGCTTGTCCTTTGCTTCTTTTCTTCTTTGCATCTTGCCCCTCAGACTACGTTCTATGGTTTCGGGAGTGAATCCCTTTGCCTTAGCTACCTTAGCGGCCTGGAACCTATACGTCTTTCCCACGGTGTCTCCTATTTCACAATGATACAACCATGACGATCCAGATTAAACCCCAGGTCGGGATTGATATAGGGACACCCCAGTACTGTGCCATCCGGCTGAATAGAAAACAGGTAGCCACGCGGTACGGGTTCCCCAGAAGCATCTACGACGACAATTTTGATGTCACCCGCTTCTTCCACAATTCGGAGATACCGCTCAGAACGGTTGACGTTTTCGTAAGGTTTAAGCTTCATGTCACATACCTCTTACAATAGGGTTATTTGGGGCGGAATTGCCCTTCTCAGGCGTCACAGACAATTTTCCTACCTAGGAGACACCTTCCATTCACGACGCCTTAGAATGGATTTAACGAAGTCTCGTAGCTATTTCTTTTCCATTTTGATACGCCCTTTAGCGTCGTATTGCAGTCCCGGAACACCTTTGCCATTCTCGGCAAGTCGCAACTCGCCTGCGGGAGTGATGATGAGAACAGTGCCATATGCGTAGTCCACGCCATCATTGTTATACGCCCTGAGAACAATATGGTCGTTGCTCTCGTCCAGTTTGAAGAAAACGGTGGGTTCGGGTTTACGGCTGTCGAACACTTTGAACTTGGGCATGTCACATCCTCCTTGGATATGTATATATTATATTAAGAGGGTTTATCTGTTTCTCAACTTTTGAAGAGTATCCTTTTCCACCTTATCAAGTCTCCAATATACATCTGGTGTATAAATACACCTCGTGCTTGGTAAGCTATAACGCTTCGCCAACTCTTCCTCATATCTTTTGAGAGGAGCTGTGTTAATAACTACAGACATAAACCCTCCATGATTAGGCTATGATAGGGAATGCGTTACCACCAGCCTTGTGTCCTGCCAAGACAGGCAAGGATAATGCACAAGGAAACAGTGTTCATGAAATAAATCTCAAACCATATTTCTTTCTTGGATAAGCGTCTCATGTTTATCTCCTCTTGGTTGTAGTGTACTTACTTGAAGCGAAAGACTTCTCACTTCTCACCTTACGCACTGTGCCACAATGAGGACAAACCTTGGCCTGTCCGATTGGCTTGTCACAAAATGCACACTTCATCTTGGTCATGGTGTCCTCCTTATGGGATACAAGTTAGTATAAACAGTTCAAAGGGCGAGAGTCCTCACCCCTTGTCAGGATATACTAATACACGCGGTCTCTCGACAGGAATACATGGCTCACCTCGGACATGGGCACATGCTTCAGGTCTTCCACCTGTACATACTGGCAAAGGTTTCCGACCCTGACCCAGCAAGTCGTGCGGAACTCGCCCTTCTCGACACGCATAACTAGGCCCAAAGCGCCTATGTCATGGCCGTGAAATATGCGGCTGCCGTTCTCCTTTTTTCCAACCACCTCAACCACATCACCCACCTTAATGGTTCTCTTGCGAGCCATGTTACACCTCGTCCAAGTGTCTATAGGTTACGAAAACATTGTCCTCGGACACGTATTCAATTCGGTACTCACATGTTCCAAGCCGATGAATCATAATAGGATCAAGACAAGACAATTCCTCGTACATATCAGGATCAATGTCCCGATTGAAGACGGAAGGATACCATACTTGCAACTCGGCCTTTGCCATCTCACGCAATCTTTCAGACGGACTCATACTTCGCACCTCTCGCGTTAAATTGTGTAGTCGAAACAGTTCTAGGCCCGAAGCATACACCTCGGGCCTAGTCAGTAGGACTATTTGCCCTTCTTTTCGAACACAGCAGTGCCCATTTCACGAGCAACCATTCCGACCATTGCCTTGACCAGCTCCTTTTCCTTCGCGGTCATGTTGACTTTTTCGCCGGATAACTTCTTGAGCGCATCGATGACGGTCTTGAACTCGGCGGGAGGCGTGACTTTTTCAGGCGCGGCGAAGTCCCACCACCCACACAAGCGGGACTTCTCAAGCATATCAGTAGACACGAGAGGACGGGGCTCGTCCACATCCTTATTCTTGGTGATGCGAAAGACGGTCTGCTTGTCCTCGGTCTTCTCGATGGACACGAGGATCATGCCGGGGAAATCCTTGGTAGCCCCGCCAGCTTTCTTGATTGCTTCCACCAAGGGCATGACACGCATTCCCGGCATATTGTGGACGGTCTCGCAAAGCATACGCAATGCGGTCAGGTTCCCATCCTTGTCGGCCAAGAACAACGCTTGGTGCCAAGCGGAAGTCCAGCTCTTGTTCGCAATGGTCTGCCCCTTGATTGCCTGCGAAACAACAATGCGAAAAGATGCCATCGTAAACATAATTCACCTCTTTGGTTTATTCAAAGCGACATTGCTTTGGTCATGCCTGCTTGTGTAATTCAAGCAGGCAAGTAAAAACATTGTCAAAGTAAACAATGCATTGCTAGTGCATTGCTTCAGCCTGCTAGTCATTGCCTTGCCTACTGGTTGACTAGCGTCTAGGACTCATCATCCTAGGGCGGTAGGGCGGTGCTGTTCCGCGCCCCTTCTACCTTGCTTACGTATTCAGCCCTGTTTAATGCAATTCCCGGCGACTTTACCCGGTTGGATAAACTGACATTGACCCAAATCACCGTCAATCGCGTTCCATTTTTGCGTCTTGCACCAAACAAGGACAAGTTAGTCCGTAAGTATTGGATAGAAGCACTACCTTATTTTCAGCTATCGGCCGCTTGTCTTGGTTGTGCAGGGGAGTCGGTCAGACCGCCCCATTTGGCACTCAAGCCTACTAGGGGCGGTCTATGCGACCAGCTACCTGCGCCAAGGGGCGGAATGTCAAAGAGCCGTCATCCTATGCAAGCCCCGTATATGGGAAGGTTAGCGGGGCTGTCAAGCCCTTTTCCTACCTTGGGTCAGATGACCCCTTGCGACCCGCGCCGTCTGCCAGCGATGCCAGCCACGTTGCAGACGTTGTGCCAAAAGGTGTCCAGTTTACAAAAATAGAAGCCAAGTAGCTGAACTGATAGGGAATATATTTTCAAGTAAACTGGCATGGGCTTGCAAGTTTACAAAAATTAACGGAATACGCACAAAAAACTGTATCGGTAAAAGACGATAAAGAAGCCCAATCTGTTACTTGGTACGAAAAAAGTGAATAATGTCCGATAGTTACGAAAATTTGTACTGATATGAGCCCCAGTACAATTTTTTGTACCTGTATCAATAGCATATGCCCCATGCACACACACACACACACACACGTAAAAGCATAAACCATGCCATTGATAGATATGGCATGGAATGTGCTAGGGCAGCTTAATGAGAACCGTTCCTATGGCATGGTATTTGCAATGCAAGGAATGTGCCAAAGAAAAACATTGACAAGCATAAACCGTTGAAATGATTAGACAATCTTTCTCCTGCATTCTGGAAGAAAAAAAGGTAGTGCGGGCTGCCCTACAAGCCGCAAGGCACGAGAGGGGCATTTACGGCCTAAATAGAGGTATTAAGGTGTTGGCATGAAAAGTGCATGGAGGCCCAAGCCGCAGGCGATGTCATATGCAATATCCGAGCCAAGCCCGAAGGGCGGTAGAATGGCATGAATGTAGCAATAGCAAGGATTATACCAGAGTAGGGCAATCTGGATTGAATGAGTATGGTATGGTATGTGCTAATGCACTATTTGTGCCAAAGGCGATATAGTTTGACAATCAAACAATCAATCCCGACCCATTGGGTCTGGTATGATAGATGCAATATAGCATAGAACATGCCAAAGTAAATGTGGACTAGATTGGTATGGATTGGACATATGCAAGGATCATGCCAAGCCAATGTCCGAAACATCGAAGGAGGGGGCTTGGGGGGTGGAGATATTCTGTGCATTACCCCTCAAAAATTTCTGCTAAAAATTTAGACTCTCCCGAACACCTTCCTCCCAACATACTCAGCTAGCTCTATACGTCTCCCTTCGGTCGACTTGGACTACTGCTATCTATTCTTGCCGAAGGCGTTATAACTATTTTTAAATTATTTTTAGTTTTTATGTCACAACTTTCATTTTTATGTATATAATATAATATAAGAATATTATTCTTTTTATTATTTTCTTTTAACTATTCCTAGGAGATTAAGAATGGCACAGATTAAGGCTAAGACCAAGGATTATGACAAGAATATGGCTGATGCCCTGAAAGCAAGGGTAACACGAAAAGAGCCCACTGTTGAGAACAAGGTTAGAGCCCCTGTCTCTGGTCAGGTGAGGGGATCTGTTAAGGGCAGCCCGGTGAAGAAGGAGGGTAAGTATGGTGAAGGTGATGCTAAGATTATAAGAAACAACAAAGCTAATGTCTCTGCTGCTCAGTTGAAAGCCAGTGGTATGTCCCTTCGGGCGTATATGAATGCCTGGAACAAAACGGGAAAGCGTCCTGGAGCTAAATAGTATTGTTGTTTTCAACAGAACCAACAGCGCCCATTCCTCTGTCTCTGCTTAATGCGTTGATACGAATGGGCCTTCTTATGGAGAAGGTAGATGAGTAAAGTAGCCTTGGAGCGGGTGACAAGTAGCTTTGGTTTCCAGGCTGCGTTTAACGATACACTCGCCAAGATTGAAAGTGAGTTTACGGATAAGGTGCTCTACCGAGACAACCCAGTAGGTACTACTAACGAAATGAAAAATGATCTTGACATGGGAACACACGATGTTCTGAATGTGAAGATGGTTGATGCCCAACAGTTTCGTGTTGGAGGTGTTGATCTTGATGATGTTGTCAACCAACTCATTGATGATCTGAATACGATTCCTGCGGAAACTATGGGCTACCGAGATGAAGCTATTGCGGCTAGGAATGCTGCACAGCTTGCTGAGTCTGGAGCACAGGCTAGTGAGGATGCTGCCCAAGCTTCTGCTTTAACAGCGTCCACTAAGGCAAGTGAGGCTTCCGCCTCTGCTTCCCAGGCTGCTGTTTCCGCTTCTAACGCGTTGGCTGAGAAACAGCTTGCTGCGTTGTTTGCGGGTAATGCTTCCCAGTCTGCCACTGATTCTTTAGGACATGCTAACGATGCTGCAGCTAGTGCTGCCCAAGCTCTTATCTCCCAGAATGCGTCAGCTTCAGCGGCTATTAGCGAAGCAAATGCTGCGTCTAGCGCCTCCGCTGCCAGCTTATCAGCCATTGATGCTGATGCGAGCGAAGCTGCCGCTTTGGGCTATAAAGAAGATATTATTGCGCTGTTTGCTGATTACACACTTAATGGCTTACATACGCATGCGAATAAGACCACTCTCGATGGGACACAGGAATCTTTCACCACGGCTTTGAAAACGAAGCTTGATGGGATTGCTGCAAATGCAAATAACTATTCTTTACCCATAGCAACGCCCTCTGTCTTAGGTGGTGTTAAAGATGGTACTGGTGTTACCGTTGCTGGTGATGGAACCTTATCTGTCGATTTTGGTTCTTCCTCTAATACGGCTTGTATGGGCAATGATGCTCGACTGGCTCGTGTGTTTCAGACGAGTCTCCCAACCGTCGTTGGTAACTATACTGACATTGGAAACTATAATATTTCCAATGGAGCCCATAACCTGCTGCTTGCTTTGACATGCAACGGTTCAGGGTTTTCGGTGGCTAAGTTTTATAATATTGTGATTCAGTTTGGTACAGTGGCCTCTTGTACTGTGCAACCATTGATGACGACTGGTGCTTATACTGGAAACGATTTTGAACTTGAATTAGCTATTACGAATTCTGTTGTATCTTTGCGTGTTCGACGCACTGCCGGTACAACTGGTGCTAATATTGATGTTCATCTCATTAGTGTTGGTTCGCCTACAGATGCGTTTACATTAACATCAGGAAGTGGAACCTCTACTGCTAGTGGTGTATATACTAAGTCACGCATTCCTTTGTCTTCAGTGGAAGCGGCCACTGCGTCTCGTGCACTGGCCTCAGATGCAAACGGTAAGATTGTTGCTGCCACAACGACGGCTACTGAATTGGGTTATGTTAATGGTGTGACCTCAGCTATTCAAACTCAGTTGAATAGCAAAGCATCTACCAACGTGGCTACAACCTCTGTTAATGGGTTAATGTCCAACACTGATAAAACAAAATTAGACGGTATTCAGACTGGTGCCCAGGTTAATGCGAACATTACCAAGGCTGAAATTGAAGCGAAGTTAATTGGTGTTATTTCTACCCACTCGCATAGTAGCGCAGTGTCTCCTAACAGTATCACAAATACTGAACTTGCGGATATGGCGGTCTCTACTATTAAAGGACGAGCCACAGCCGGTACTGGTGATCCTGAAGACTTAACGGCCTCACAGGTCCGTACAATTTTGAACGTGGCGGACGGGGCGCAGAAGAACAGCGACATCACAAAGGCTGAAATTGAAGCAAAGCTAACCGGAACTATTTCAACGCACACGCACAACATAGATCCATTCCCAATTGGTTCTATTTCTTTTCATGCTTCATCGACAGCACCAAGTGGTTTTTTGAAGTGCAATGGTGCAAATGTGTCAAGAACAACATATGCTGACTTGTTTGCAATTATAGGAACAGCATTCGGCACAGGAGATGGCTCAACGACGTTCAATCTCCCAGACCTTCGCGGTGAGTTTGTACGAGGCTGGGATGATGGCCGAGGAGTCGACTCTGGGCGCGCGCTGGGGGCGTGGCAGGAGGACATGCTCAAGTCGCACAGACATCAGCTGAACATCTTCCGCAACAACTCGAACAGCGGCGGATTCGCCGAGGACGCGAACAGCTCAGGGACGCAGTACCAGAACTACACGGAATACGAAGGCGGCGCCGAAACCCGCCCCCGCAACATAGCTCTTATGGCATGTATTAAATATTAGGAGTACTATATGCAGATATATCACTACAGCCACAAAACAGGTGAGTACATCGGTACTGGAGTTGCGGACGAGTCGCCACTTGAGCCTGGAGTGTGGCTCATTCCAGCAAATGCAACAAAAACTCCTCCACTCCCAAATATTGACGGCTACACTGTGCAATTCGCAGGTGACGCCTGGAAGTATGTTGAAGTTGAGCCTCCTGTACAGGAGTTCGAGACAAAACCAACCGCAGATGAAATCCTCATAACACTTACTAACGCCATCCAAAACCACATGGACACCAAGGCCCGTGAGCGAAACTACGACGGCATCCTCTCGCTCTGCACCTACGCTACCTCTACGTTTCCCAAGTTTGCCGCAGAAGGGCAGGCGGGTGTAGGATGGCGGGATGCATGCTGGTCTCGTGGATCTGAAGTTATGACGGAAGTCCAACAGGGACTCCGTCCTATTCCCACAGAACAGGAACTCCTCGGAGAACTCCCTGCTCTTGTGTGGCCGGATGAGGTGATCAATGGCTAAAGTAAATATTCCAACGATTACTAATTCGGCTGATATGTCCGTTACTGTGAATGCGGCTATTCAAAAACTGGTCTCGGAACTTAACGATAAAGTGTTGTATCGTGAGAACCCTGATGGCGAATATAATGGCATTCATAACGACATTGACTTGAATGGTTATGATCTTTTAAATGTCGGTAATCTTGATGGTCGGAAGGTGTCTATTGCTGGTACCCCGCTCTATGAAGTACTTGAAAATGCTGTATACCAAGTTATCGTCAATCCAGATGATCCATTCGAGGTCCATCCTGGTATTGAAAGATTTGTTACAACTACTGCCGACCCAGATACGTTAGAGTCTAGTGGTTGGTATTACACAGCGAATATTGGAGCTACTCCCGTACTTAATGCTGCAGGGTGGATTTTAGTATTTGCTCGTGGGGGTGCTGGTGTACCTCTGGGATATACGGCCCAGTTGTTTATCCCACACAATGGACCGTTGTTGATGTATATCAGAACACGGACTGATGGTGGTGCTTGGACTGCGTGGGAAGAGGTAGGTGACCATGAGGAATTCAATCTTCATTTAGCCGATAATACTGCTCATAATATTCCAGCACAGATTACCACAGCGAAGAACGAACTATTGTCTGTGACCAATGCGCTGGATGCACGATTAGATGTACTTGAGCTCGACCACATTTTGATTACTGTTAATACTGGGTCGATTGTGTTATCTGATACGCCCCAGACAATTATGGGTGCAACAGACATTGCCGTTAATGGTATTGTTCGTAACCCGGATGGAAGTATTACCTACCCCGATCCTGGTCGATATGTTGTTTCTTATACATGCCGTCTTAGTGTTACCATCCCCACCACTTTGTATATATGGTTGGAAAAGTATAATACGACAACGTTAGCATGGGACCCACTTCCGAATTCTGGTTTTATGCGGGCTTATGGAAACGCCAGCGGTTGGGATATTTCCCATGCGTATATGCGACTGGTCACTACCCCTAATGAAACCTACCGTATTCGAGCTTCTAAGGCGGCTACAGGGGCAGCGTCCTTCGTCACTGGCACTCTGCCAAACGGTGTTGTAATGCCGAGTTTCCGAGTTGATATTCGTAACTAGGAGTGTATATGGGCTGTGGTAAGAAAGGAAAGAAAGGTAAAGGAAAATGAGCCGGCTCATATATCTCTTTACGCTGTTGCTTGAGATTGTGACTACACTAATAAATAAGTACAATGAAGCACAGCAAAGGAAGAAGTATGAGGCAGCTAATAGCAATTCTACTAATCAGTGGGTTACTGGTTTCGGGGTGCGGCAAGAAACTAAAGCCGATCCCACCAAGACCGATACTAAGCAATAGCATTGTCTATGACAACGGCACAATGGTTTTAGCACCTGATGATGCTAAGGAACTATTACTATATATCATTCAACTCGAAGGAGGCTGGAATGATTGAATGGATTACTTTAAATTGGGAGGGTATTGTTATAGCTGCTGGCGCAATTATCGCTGTGGCTGTAGCTATTGCTAAATTGACTCCCAATACCACGGATGATGTGGTTGTTGGTAAGATTAAGTCGATTTTCGACAGCATCTTTACTAAGAAGGTTTAAACAATGGCGGTATATGAACCGGATTTTGATCGAAGGTCGCCACATGTTTGTACGGAGTCAAATCGTATGGATCGAATCGAAACTAGCTTAGAAAAGATTAGTTTAGCAGTTTCTCAGATCACCGATTTATTCGTGAATCAGGCCACCTATGACATCCGGCTCACAGCACTCTCTGAAAACGATAAGGATAAAGAGAAGCGTCTCCGCTCTGTTGAGATGCTTATAGCCAAGAATGCTTGGGTGGAACGTCTAACGTGGGTAGTGCTCGTGGGCATTGTGGCTACATTTATGAAATATGGTGGTTAATATGTTTAAAGATGTTATCGGAAGGTGGCGTACTAAATCGCTCTTTTACGAGGCTAATGACTACCGAATTGAAGATGCTATCTTTACGCTTGGAGAAGAGGATCGAACTGTTAAAGGTAAGAACCTCATCTCCTTGCGTAAACGATTTGTTGATGCAGATGACCCCACAGGCTATCTCATTGCAAATGAGTATCTCGGTGGGTATGCTCATTGGGAAGCGATTTGTAAGTCCGCCGCTCTGAGTCAAGAAGTGGAAAAGTGGCAGGAAGAGCTCGAAGTGAAGCTTCGGTGTATTGGACTGTCGAACACGATTAAATCAGCGAAGGCTGGCAACTTTAACGCTGCTAAATTCCTTGCTGAAAAGGGTTGGGGCAAACGTCTCGCTGGCCGTCCTACCAAGGACGAGGTTGCTAGAGAGGCTAAGATTCAAGCCACCATCTCTAATGAATTCGAGGACGATCTCAAGCGTATGGCGGTAACTCATGGCGAAAGTGTCACTCTCAACTAAAGAGGAGATTAGACGGCGAGCCGAAGACGACCTCTTCTATTTCGCCAGTTTAGTCAACCCCATGAGACTCTATGGGGAGTTGCACAGAGAAGTGTTTAAGTTTCTCATGCAAATGGAGCATCCAAACCAGTTGCTTCTTTTGCCCCGTGCACATATGAAGAGTCATTGTATTGCTGTTTGGGTTGCGTGGTGGATTACTAAACATCCTGAAACCACCATCCTTTATATCTCCGCTACGTCAGATTTGGCGGAGTCCCAGTTGTTGGCGATTAAATTGATTTTGACCTCGCCAGTCTATAAACGCTATTGGCCCGATATGGTCCATCCCGAAGAAGGACGACGTGAACGATGGAGTGCTACAAAGATTGCTGTAGACCATCCGAAACGTAAGACTGAAGGTGTCCGTGATCCCACGGTGGCAGCGGCTGGGTTGACTACTAATACTACTGGTTGGCATGCTGATGTCATTGTTCCCGATGACGTTGTTGTGCCCGATAACGCCTATACTGAAGATGGGCGTAGGAAGGTAGCCTCTGCTATGTCGCAGATGGCTTCTATTTTGAATACAGGTGGAACCATTAAAGCGTGTGGTACACGTTACCATCCTGCAGATCAGTATGACACTTGGTTAAAACAGAAGACTCTTATCTTCGATCCTGACACTGGTGAGGTTGTTGGAGAAGAGCCGATTTGGGAAGTATTTGAACGAGTAGTGGAGGTGGAAGGTGAATTCCTTTGGCCTAGAAGCTCTCGTGGAGATGGTAAGTTGTTCGGATTTGATCGTAAGGAATTGGCCAGAATTAGTGCCATGTATACTGACAGAACTCAGTTTTATGCTCAGTATTACAACGATCCTAACGATCCTGAAAGCAACCGTCTCAGCCACGATCGTTTCCAGTATTATGACCGGAAACACATTAAGCGAGAAGATGGGAGATGGTGGTATAAAAGCAAACCATTGAACGTCTACGCTGCTATTGACTTTGCGTTCTCCTTGAAGAAAACGGCTGACTACACATCCATTGTAGTGATTGGAGTTGACGGAGATGGCTATATCTATGTGTTAGATATTGAGCGATTTAAGACAGACCGCATCATTACATACTTTGAGAAAATTAAAAATCTACATGCCCGTTGGATGTTTCGTAAACTCCGTGCTGAGGTGAGCGTTGCTCAGGGAATGATTTGTAATGATTTAAAAGATATGATTCGTAAAGAGGGTCTGTCTTTAGCCATTGATGAACATCGTCCTACAAGAAATGACGGTGCAAAAGCAGAACGTATTGCTGCTGTGTTAGAACCCCGTTATGAGAACCAGACTATCTGGCACTTTCAAGGAGGCTACACGCCGGCTTTGGAAGAAGAGTTGGTCCTTGCTAGGCCACCCCATGACGATATTAAAGATGCCCTTGCATGTGTTGTGGAGATTGCTATTCCTCCCAGACGTGTGCGAGATCGGGATATGTCACAATCTAAGCTCCAATTCTCTAGTAGATTTGGAGGCGTAAGTTTTGGAGGTAGATAATGGCCGGTAATGTCGCACAACTGCGAGGGGCCGTAAATGAAATCTCTAGTGATCTTGCAAGAAGCATTGCAAATCTGTGGACGAATTGGCACCAACAGCGACTTACTAAGATCGCCCAGTGGACCGAACTGCGAAACTATATTTTCGCAACTGATACCTCCACAACGACTAATGCTCATCTTCCTTGGAAGAACTCCACAACCACTCCTAAGTTATGTCAGATTCGAGATAACCTTCATGCCAACTATATTGCAGCCTTGCTGCCAAATAGCAACTGGATGAAATGGGAGGGTGGTAGTTTCGACGATGAAACCATTGAGAAGTGTCAGGCTATTACGGCCTACATCACTACGAAGTGTAACGAAAGTGGTTTCAGAGATATTCTCAGTCGGGCTGTATATGATTTCATTGACTACGGAAATGCCTTCGGTGAAGTTGAGTATGTACGAGACATGCACCAGGATAAGGTTACACAAGAGTGGATTACCTTGTATGAAGGTCCTAGAGCTCGACGGATCAGTCCGTTAGATATTGTCTTTAATCCTTTAGCTTCTTCTTTTGAAGAGTCTCCTAAGATTATTCGTAAGCTTGTTTCGATTGGTGAATTAGTTAAGTTGTCCCAACTCCCTAATGGTGAGAAGTGGCAGATGGCGATTGATCAGCATGATCTGCTTAGTAAAACCATGGGTAGTTATTCGATTGAGGATTGTGAGAAGGCTACAGGTTTTGCCATGGATGGGTTTGGTAACTTCCAGGACTACCTGCAAAGCGACTATGTCGAAGTGTTAGAATTCCGTGGTGACTTCTACGATAAGCAGGAACGCAAGCTGTATGAGAATCAGCAGATCATCGTTATTGACCGCTGTATTCTTGTGAGCAACGATCCTATTGAGAACTGGTTGGGTAAGAGTAGCATTGTTCATGTTGGATGGCGTTATCGTCCTGATAACCTCTGGGCTATGGGACCTCTGGACAATCTGGTTGGTCTACAGTATCGTATTGACCATCTTGAGAATTTGAAAGCTGATGCTATGGATTTGGCTGTTCATCCTCCCCTGAAGATTAAAGGTGATATTGATCCCTTTGAGTGGGGACCCGGAGCCGAAATCCCGATTCCTGGCGATGGGGATGTTGAAGAGCTCGGTAAGAATTTTAATGCTGTTATCGCCACAGATAACGCTATTGCTTTATATGAGCAGAAGATGGAAGAGTATGCTGGTGCTCCCAAGCAGGCTATGGGTATTCGTACTCCCGGTGAAAAGACCATGTACGAAGTTCAGCAGCTTGAGAACGCAGCCGGCAGAATCTTTCAGGAGAAGGTTGTTCTGTTTGAAGTCAACTTCCTGGAACCACTTCTGAATCTTATGTTAGAATGCGCTCGTAGGAATCTGAGTGCTATGGACGTTGTTCGTAGCTTTGACGATGACTTTGGTGTTGATACGTTCCTTGAAGTTACTAAGGATGACATCACTGCCAGAGGTAAACTTCGTCCCATGGGAGCTCGTCACTTTGGTGAGCAGGCCCAGTTGGTTCAGAACCTTACAGCGATGTTTAGTAGCCCGATTGGGAACATGGTTGCTCCCCATTTGTCTACTAAGAATCTTGTCTACCTTGTTGAAGATGCCTTACAGATTCATAAGTATGAAATCTTTAGGCCCAATGTTGGCTTGGTAGAGAGGGCTGAGACTGCACAGATGGCGGGTAATCTGGAGCAGGATGTTATGGAGAAACAGGCAGTTGAGTATTAGCCTGTCTACCCGCCTTACCTCACACTTAAAGGGGCAAGACAAGAAGGATTTTGCTACCCGCATAATCGAGAACAAACCAATTCTCGATCGGATTGTCGCCATCCTTGAGATTGAAATGAGGAAGAGTAGAAACCTACAAATAGATCGAGAGAGCTTTCGCTGTCCCGAATGGGCCAATCAAGTGGCCTATGAATTCGGGTATCAGAAGGCTCTCGACGAGATTATCACTTTGTTAACGTTGAGGACTAAAGATGCCGAATGAAAACATTTTCGCGAGTGGAGACCCCACCACGAACACTCCGGCCCCGGACGCAACTCCAGTTACCCCTGCGACCCCAGCGCCTGTTGCCGACCCTGCTGTTACACTCTTGGCTAATATTAAGGGAGAGGATGGTCAGCAGAAGTATAAGGATGTCACTACTGCCCTTAGTGCCTTACAGCATTCGCAGGAATACATCAAACAGCTAAAACAGCAGCTTGAGGAAGCGACTCAGAAGGCTTCTCAGGCCGTCACTATGGAACAGGTACTAGCGGCTGTCAATAAGCCTTCGGACGCCCCACAGGGCACTACACAGGCTCAGGGAGGCCTTACCGCTGAAGATGTTCTTCGTCTGATGCAGGCTGAAGAGCGTAAGAAGATTGAGAAGGCTAATGCCGCTAAGGTTGCACAGAAGTTTAAGGAGGTACACGGGGAGAAGGCTGAAGAAACTTTCTATGCTAAGGCTGCTGAAATCGGCCTTACTCGGGATGCAATAAACAGTCTTGCTGCTACGTCTCCCGAAGCTGTGTTTTCAATGTTTGGTCTAAAGGATGGTCCGGCTCCTGTACCGGGCAGCCCTTCTGGAATTAATACTCACAGTATGCAGGCACCGCAGTCGACTCCACGTCAGCCCGTTATGGGATTTAAGCGTGAAAGCGAACTGCTTGACTACTGGAAGAACTTAAAGGCTGAGGTTGAAAGAGACCTCAATGTTAAATAAAGGAGATTTTATAAATGATTACTTCCGCTACTAACCGTACCTTCATTGAGTCCGAACAGTATTCCAAGTTTATCCTGGAGAACATGAAGGATGGCCTGCTTCCCGAGAATTTCTACCGCAACGTGTCGGACTTCGGGAATGGTGAGACTCTGCACATCAAGTCGATTGGTGAGGCGCAGATTCAGTTTGTTGAAGAGGATAAGCCGGTGATCTATACGCCGATTGAGTCCGGTGAGATTACCATGAAGATCGACCAGTATGTTGGCGATGCTTGGTATGTCACCGACATCATGCGGCAGGACGGTGCTCAGATTGAAGTGCTGACGGCTATGCGAGCCAAGGAAGCCACCCGTGCTCTGCAGGAGTACTTCGAGACCAAGGCTCTCGATGTTCTCTATAAGGGTGCTAAGACTGCTTTCAACACTGACGGTACTGGCAAGATCAATGGCTTCTGCCACTTTGGTGCTGCTTCCGGTACTGGTGGTACTGTCGAACTGAAGGACTTCATCCGCATGAAGCTCGCTTTCGATAAGGCTGAAGTGCCCATGGCTGGCCGTATCTGTATCGTTGACCCCGTTGTTGGCGCTTCTCTGGACAGCAAGTTCAACGCTTCTTATAGTGTTGACCGTAACCCCGAGATCATGGAGCTCTTGAAGAACGGTTTTGATCGCGATCACCAGTACATCATGAACCTGTTTGGCTGGAACATCATCAGTTCTAACCGTCTGCCCAAGGAAACCATTACGACTGCTTGGAAGCAGCTTGATGGTTCCACGGCTGGCACTGCTGGTGCTGCTGTTGCCTCTCTGTTCATGAACATTGCTGATGACCAGACCAAGTCTCTGATGTCCGCGTGGCGTCAGCAGCCCAAGGTCGAAGGCGATCGTAACAAGGACCTCGCTCGTGACGAGTACGTTACCCGCGCCCGTTTCGGCTTTGGTGTGCAGCGTGTGGATACCCTTGGTGTCCTCATGTCCTCCGATTCCAATATCTAATTGAACAACGCCCCTCACGCCTTCTGGTGAAATCCTTAGTTGGACAGCAGGACAACACAGCCTGACAGAAATCCAAGCGCACCACGAGGGGCTACTCTTTCTTTCATTTTATAGGAGAAATTATAATATGTCTACTTATGCTGCGAATCCGGCTGCTATTGGTGTTGGTAAGACCTACGGTCCTGCGTATGTTGGTGGGGTTGTGGGTGGTACTGTGTGCAAGGATGGTAAGCTGGACCTGGTTGCTCGTCTGAATGCTGGTGAACTGAGCCGGCCCCTGAAGGTGTGGCTGCCCCCGTTTACCAAGGTTGAGTCTCTCCAGACCATTGTTAAGGTGGCTCTGGCTGGTGGTTACAAGGTGAAGGTTGGTGCTTCTGGTACTGCCCTCACCACTGCTGTGGATTGTTCCACTCCCGGTGTTGGTGCTGCTGATGCCACTCTGACTGGTTTCTCTCCCCGTGCTACCGTGGCTACTGGTGAGTACCTGTATATCGTGCCGGAAGCTGGTGCTGTGTCGGCTGCGACTGGTCACGTGGATGTTATCATTCGCTGTACCCGAGTCTAATATTCTCAAGGGAGGGAGGGATGCCTCTCTCCCTTTTCTTTTAGGAGAAACAAATGGCAAATGTTCAACATAAAGATATTGTTGATCCTAACATTCACGAGCCGAAAGGTATTGGACTTGCATCTGCAGGAATGGCCTATGTCGCTAATGGGTTAGGAAGTGGATCGTGGAAGACCGTCCTTGTTCCTGAGGACATCGGTATTACACCTTCCACACTGTTCACGTTTAACTACAATCGTACTTCTAGTTTAGCGAACAACGTTCTGTTTCCAATTCCTTCATGGACTGTCAATACGCAGTGGGGTGATGCGAAAGTAATTTCTACTAACGGACTCCTTGAAGTTTCGTCTCCTGGCATTTATGCAGTGAGTTACGAGTTTACTGTTGAGGTATTTAATGGGGGTATATATACGATTGCAACTCCAACAAAAACGCGGTCTAGTTTAACAGCTTTTCACCCAAAAAAGAACCCTTCTGTTCGTGGAGTTAGCCAGCCGGAAGAGGCCGATGGATTTATCTCTATTGATGGTCTGATCGTTCGTTTGGAAGCGGCTCAAGGATTTGGGTTGTGGGTTACAGGTAAACGTGAGTTTTCGACTGATGGTATTGATGACACACGAATCCACGGTTGGGTTCAAATGACGAGGTTAAGTGATGGCTAAGGCAAGAGATTATAAGAAAGAATATCGAGAGTTTCATGCTAAACCAGAACAGAAAAAGAATCGGGCTGCACGAAATAATGCTCGTAAGAGAATGGAAAAGGCTGGTAAGGTGAGAAAGGGTGACTGGAAGGATGTAGATCATAAGATTCCACTCCATAATGGCGGAGGGAATGGTAATGGAAATCTGCGTGTGACCAGTCGTAAAGCCAACCGATCTGAAGGGGCTGCCATCCAGAATGGTAAAAGGAAGAAGAAATGAAAATGACTCTACTGGCTATAGTCCAGGATATTTTATCTGATATGTCTGGTGACTACTCCAATTCTATCGGAGATACCGAAGAGAGTCTTCAGATCGCTCAGATTGTTAAATCTACTTATGATGAAATGATGAGTCGGCGTGACTGGCCCCATCTTATGCGGGTTATCCCATTACAGTCGTATGGCGATAATAGTCTCCCCACTTGCTTAATTATTCCTGATAACGTTCGTCAATTGTCCTGGATCAACTATAATAAGCAGGTCGCTATTGGCGATACTGATAAGTATGAAGGTGTGACCTATTTAGAACCTCGGAAGTTCTTACAATGGTGTAACAGCCGTACATCTGGTAATACATTTGTTTGTATCTTGCCTGATGGTGTGAGTCTCAAGGTGGCTACTGATTCTCCTCCTACCTATTGGACGAGTTTCGATGACAAACTAGTGTTTATGGACAGTTATGTGTCGGCGCTAGAGAGTACCTTACAGGGTAGAAATAGTCAGAGCGAGGTTGTGATTTATCCTCAGTGGGAAATGACGAATGACTTTGTTCCTAACATGCCGGCTCATTTGTTTCCGGCGCTGTTAGCTGAAGCAAAGTCTACCTGCTTTCTGGTGATTAAGAAAATGGCGAATGAAAAAGCTGAACAACAGAGTTTGCGTCAGCAACGTAAAATGTCTCTCTCTAGTTGGAAAGCCGCTGGAGGGATTCAGCGTCCTAACTATGGGAGAAAACAATGGATACGGTAGAGAAGAATTTAGTTCTCGAACCTTCTGAAGTAGCCCCGAACCTCTACGTCGTTGTGTGGCGTGGAGGTCCGGGAAAGGTTCCAAATGAACTGTTAGGTACTTGGACTAAGCGAACTGGCGCTGCTGCAATTGAACGCTATATGGAAAAGAAAGGTCGGTAAATATGGCAAGACAACCCATCCAGGCTGAATACACTACGTTTGTTAAGGGTTTAATTACCGAAGCGTCGCCGTTTACTTATCCTGAAAACGCCTCACTTGAAGAAGTTAATTTCGTTCTAAACCAGGATGGGAGCCGTAGCCGGCGCTTTGGTATGGACTATGAAGAAGTATATTCTCTAATCAATACAGGAGTGGATGTTACCAGTACAGGTGCTGTTATCTCCTCCCAAACGTGGTCTGCTGTTTCTAATATTGGTACCCTCGAATTTGCAGTTGTGCAGGTTGGTAATGATCTGTACTTCTTTCATACCAATCGAGGAACGATTTCTGGCAGTCCTGCTAACCAGGGTAACAAGATCACCATTGGTGGCGCTGTTACTGATCTAATTAGTGGAACGTCACTCTATGGCAATTTCATTGTTGTCCATGGAACTCAAGAAGTATATATTCTAACTTATAATGTTGCGACCGATGTTGTCTCTCTTACCACTAAACGTCTTGAAATTCGAGATTTATTTGGTGTGTACGACGGGCTCGCGATTGATAATCGACCTGATACGTTGTCAATTCCCCATCGGTACAATTTGCGAAATCAAGGTTGGCCGACATCTATTCGAGCTTCGACCAATGAAAACGGAGGTGATGTTACCTCTGTCGATCCGGTCGAGTATACGAAAACTGTTATTGGTGTCTACCCATCTAATGCAGATATTGTTTGGATGAGTAAACTGGCCGGTGCCACTGAAGTTAAAGCCTTAAATAGTTTTTATCCTGTTGAATTACGTAAGGTATCTTTTGGCAACACTCAGGCTCCTATGGGCCGGTATATTATCGATCTGTTCAATCGTGGGGACAGTCGTGCCACAACGTTTGGCACAGTGTTGATTGGCCAAAAAGATCAGTCTTTTGGAGGGATTGTGGCAGTGGCTGCGTTTGCAGGCCGCGTGTTCTATGCAGTGCGGGAAACTGCGAAGGTCGAGAATGATGTTCGATCCCCAAATATTGGTACGATGGTGTTCTATTCGCGGTCGACGGATAACATTGATGATTTAACAAAGTGTTATACTGAGGCCGATCCAACCTCTGAACATATCTTTGACCCCATCGCTACTGATGGTGGTTTTATTACCATTCCTGACTCTGGTGAGATGATCAATCTGATTAACATGGGGCAATCTTTATTTGTCTTTTGTACTAATGGAGTGTGGGAAGTCCATGGTGGAGAAGAGAGTTTTTCTGCTACCAATCAGAGTGTGTCTAAGACCACTGATATTGGTGCTGCTTCTTACCGTGCTATCGTCTATGCTGAAGATAAGATTGCTTATTGGGGTTTGTCTGGTATTTATCTCATCTCACGAAACGATTTAACTCTGCGAGGCGGCAATAACGACCTTACATATGCAACTATTCAGACGCTGTATGACAACATTGACAGCGCAGCTAAAGAGTCTGCAGTAGGTACATATGATCCGTTTATTCGTACATTTAGGTGGATGTATCGTGATATAACGCTTCCCAATAAATCATTCTTTAATAAAGAGTTGGTTTATGACGTTAATCTCGGAGCTTTTTATATCTTTGATATTTCGGTTCCGAACTATGATTACCCACTGTTGTGTGGATATTTGTCAATGAAAACCGTATTACGATCGGTTGTATTTAATCCTATTGTTGTTGGTACGGATAATGTCCAAGCAGTTGCTGATGATGTTGTGATTCAGGATACAGAAACCTCGGGAGAGTATCGAGGGGCGATTAAATACCTCACTTTAGTCAAGGTGGCGGGGACACATCGCTTTACATTCAGCCATTATAAGAATACAAAGTTTCGTGATTGGTACACTCATAATGGAGTAGGTGTTGATGCTGCCGCTCGGATGCTCACTGGTTATACAACTGGCGGTTCTAGTTTGATTGATAAGGCGATTGACTATTTGCATGTGTATATGAAACGAACAGAACTTGGACTCGATACAAATGGAAATGTTATTGATCCGTCTTCGTGTACTTTACAAGTACAGTGGGATTGGACGAACAGTATTGATGCTGGAAGATGGACACGTCCGTTCGAGGCATATCGACTTCCTCGCGTATATTCTGTTCAAGCGCCATACTTGTTTGACTATAGTTATCTGACGGTTACTACGAAAAATAAGATTCGTGGTCATGGACGAGCTCTTAGTATCCTGTTCCAAACCAAGCCAGACCACAACTGTATTTTATATGGTTGGGGTATTGATGGCAGTGCGAGTAAAGACTAATGGAAATATTAGTTGATAATGAATATATTAAGTTGGAGGTGGAATTCCACGATGGAGTTCCACTCCTGCATTTAAAAGTGCATAAATGGTCTCATAATATTTTAAAGAAAATACTATTTCCTCTGTGGCACCAAGTCCTGGCCAATCTAAAAGGTCGAGGACATGATGTTGTATTGGCCATATATCGTGAAGATCAACCTAAAATTGGAAAGTTTCACGCTATTATGGGGATGCATGAAGCGGACAGAGTAAAAGGGTTTGTAATTTCTCGGAGGTGGTTATAATGGGTGAAATTGCCGCTGCAGTGATGTTCGTGGTTGGAACGGCTGCCACTGCGTATTCCGTGAGCGAACAAAAGAAGCAAGCAGCTAAGATTAAGAGTGCTCAGGAAGATGCTCGAAAAATGGATATTGCCCTCCAGGGAGAGCAAGCTGCTAAGGACAAAAGGGCACAGATTCGTGAGGCTCGAATTCAACGAGCTTTAGTTGAGAATGCCGCAGGTAATACTGGAATGACTGGTAGCAGTGCCGCTATTGTTGGCGGGCAGGCTGCAACACAACAGGCTGGCGTGAATGTTGGTAATATCAATACAGCTCAATCTGTTTCCAAGTTACAGGGTATTGCCAGCCAGAACATTGCTAATGCTCAGAATCAGGGACCGAGGATG